GTCCTCAGTTTATATTATTTATCGAAAACTTGGATAAAAGCGACCATTTATTCTATCTACAACCCCCTTAGTGGTAAGTTGTTTAACAATCATATTTTCGCGTTCAGACAAATCTTCTTTTGTGCAACCTTGTTTACCACATATTTTATCGTAAACAGATGCTTCTTTATTTGATACCATTACAGGACAAGGTCCTGCCACTTCTACTACTCTCATGCCATTCCCTTTGCTACCCGTAATGCCGCCAATCCTTGCCCTTTACCTGAACTTTTTGGTCCTGTTCTAATTGCTCTAGCCGCCCCATCTGGTCCGACATTTGAAGATGCTATTGGTTGGCCATCTTTCTTTATATCCATTGTGTAATTGGGTTCTTGTTCGCCGGGCGGAGTTTCTGGTCCCGAAAGATTAGGTCTAGTTGATGGTATTGTAGCACTAGATACATTGTTTTGTGCTTGTTGGGCTTGTTGTGCTTGTTGATCGCCTGTTCCTGCTTGTTGTGCTTGAGGAGCATTTTTTATACCTTGTTTAGCTCTTCCTAGTCCTTGATCTTTAGTCCCGGATCCTAATTCAGCAATATATGGTTTAATAATTTCGTTTGCTTCCCACATATTGTTTGCTTTAAGTTCTTGAACAAGATTTAATATTTCACTAAGTCGCAATTGTCCTGCAATTTGTTGTGCCTGTTCAGGAGGTATTTGTAATAAATCAGCAAGTATTTCTGCTGTAGTACTTTCATTTAATGCTAATAGTGCTTTCATTGTCTATTTAATGCCCTTACTCGTTTACTAGCAGGATTAAATCGTTTGGTCTTCTTTGCTTTTCTTACCATTTTAGAACCCAATCTTGCTCTTGTTTTTTTAAGTGAGAATCGTTTTTTCATATCTATTGGAGCGGAACATTGCATTGGACTTGCAACAACTCTGCCCTTTCGTTTACCGAAAGAACATCTATATTTTCGTGTAATACTGTTTTTGCCTTTTTTTGCCCAAACAATTTTTGTTTCAATAAGAGGCTCTGCTACTTCGATAATATGCATTTATTAATTCCTGTTATTGTATTTATTGTTATTAGGGGAGTAGTGTGAAGATGCCGGTAACTAATGTTCCTATAATTAGGATTGCACCAGAAAGAATTAGTTTCATTACATTTGATATACGAACATCTAACGCTATTTGTTTTTGATCAATAGATTTAAATCTATCAGTATGATGGTTTGTTGCAAACTCTTTGATAACATTTACAGATTGCTCCATTTTATCAAATCGTACATAACTACGTTCTATACGTCTTACAACGTCATCTAATTTATCTTCTAAGCGAGTGTATCTTTCGCCACAAAGTTCTACATGAGCTTCTAAGCTCGTTTTTTCTATTGCACTCATAATCCAAATCACTTTTACTAATGTTTATTAGTTTACACGATATAGTAATATCGACTTGGAGCCAGTATTTGCCTAAAGTATTTCAGCCATTTCGATGATAGTGTTTCTGTTGACATTATCACCAACGTTTGTATTTATTATATTTCCTATAATATTAGTCGTTGAGTCTGTTAAAGTGGACGATCCTTCTATGGGCATACTGTATAATTCGTCTTGTAATAATGTAATATTCCATGAACCAGGGTGTTCCGTTGCAAATTTTATTGTCCATAATGTTTTAGTACCTGTATAAGCCGAACCTAAATTTACACTATGAGCATTATTAAATGATGTAATAGTAACCGATTGAGAATTTACAGATATCATTGCTGGTTGGCATCTAAAACCAATAGATTGAATTAAAATATTTAAATTTTGAGCTTGATGATACGGTTTAGATTCAATATTTGTTAAATCTAATTTAGTGCCGTCACCTTTATAAGGTGTAGCATTTGCTCCCATATCTGAGTCTGAAAAATCTATTAAACTGAATATTGAAAAGAACTCAATATTTGCGCCGATAAATTCACCGGCATCATGAAATGTTGACATATAATCTTTATTGGTATTTAGCGGTCATAAAAAAAGGCGCCTAAATAATAGACGCCTTAATTCTATATGCTATTACTCAAACGTTAAATGTTTAGTAATTACACAATCATTGGTTGCACCGGTGTCACCATTATCAACGGTTCCTGCGGTTGTTGTTGCGCCTGCGCCTACTGGCCAGGTCGATAAATCAATACCACCTTCACATAAAACATATGCTACGTTAGAAGCAGGGGTTTCCCATGCCAATACAGTAGTTCTTTGTCCAATGTATGAAAGAACCTTCTGAAAATCAGAATCTGATGCGGTATGTCCTGTGTGAATTGCAGTACATGCTAATTTATACACAAACATAGGTGCACCATACGTTGCATTCGTTGGTACCGTTCTTGCGTTGTCGTCTAAAGCCATAATTAATCTCCTTAATAACTTTTACTTGTTATTTTTATTTATCAAATTATGAATATTTTCTATGTATTTCGGTTATATCATCATACACTTCTATGTACCTTGCTTTTGTTCGTACAAATGATAATATTTGGGTCATTGTTTGGTATTTACGTTGTTGGCCCATTATGTGCCAATCTTGGACATATCTTCTAGCAGATCGTAATACACTATTGTTTACTTGTAATGTATTTTGTGCATTTAAAAAAAATCTATGTACAAATTCTCTTTCTATACTTGCATTAGCCAAACGATCAAGAAACATAAGTAATAGAGGTTTATTGATCGAGCCTAGATTAGCATTAATAAGTAGATATAAATCTGTTCCACCTATATAAAAAGTTTCAAAGTCCCTGTAAGATTTAGTTCGTTTTGCGTAAAGTACTGCCTTTTCATGAGTTTCGGGTTCGTTATATAATATGTATAATAAAAGTATATATAAAAAAGTTAAGTCTTTTAGACCTTGTTTGCCTAAATTTTTTAAAACTTGGGGTTGCCTGAATAGCCTACTTTCGGTTAGTGTATTAATTAGTTGAAAACTACTTTGGTTTTCTTCTACTAGATAATCTAGTTCATTCTGTATTGTTGTTAATGTCATCACACAATGCGCCTTTTATTCGCTTTGTAATATTAGAAACTTTAAATTTGTGATTAAAATCACCTTTGGAATGAAAATCTTTTCCTTTACGTCTTTTAAACCGTTTTGTTGTAGGATCTTTTACAGACAAACGACTAGCTGGTTTAACTTTATTTAAAATATCTTTAATTGTCATTTCCTACCTGCTCTTTTATTTTACGCATACCTCTAGTGAATTTGCGTACATCTTCGGTCCTTATTGCATTTATTAATCGTTTATTTAAATCTGCCGCTTGGTCTTGTGAATACGATTCTTGTATTAAATGTATTAAATTAATAACACTTGCAATAATATGTTCTGCTCTAGATTCAACTAATAATGAACTATCTCGTTTAGTTGCAATTGAGCTAATTTCTTCAAAAAGACTTTTTGTGGATGTCATATACAATCCTCTTAATACTATATAATATTTAGCTAAATATTGTTATGAGAGCATTTGATTTAGATGAAGCAAGTCCATATCATCCAGACTGGCAACCCCTACCCGATGAAGAAGCATTGGCCCAAGCAGAGGAACCTGCTGATCCTTCCGGTGTGCTTAATGCTATACAAAGCATAGATCCTTCAGCATTACATCCTGATCCGCAAATGGGACCACAAATGCTAGATAGTGCTATGGCGGCTGTTAATTTAATGGCAAGTAGCAGGGATGTACATCCTACCCAAGGTCAAGCACTCCTGAAAGCTCTTCAGTTATTAATTTCTTAATATTTCGTTTTAAATTATCATATTCTACTGGTATTCCATCTTTAATGCAACATTCTTTATGCCATTCTGTTGGTTCTGATTGTATCCTACACGGAGCACACGGAGGAGCATACCAAAGATTATAATTATTTTTATATCCAAATACTTGCGGAGATGTACTACCAAATATAACTATACCTTTCTTATTATATCCTGCACTTGCATGGCTTAAAAAACTATCAGGTATAATATGAAATTTAGACCATTTTAATAATGCAATTGCTTGTCTTATTGTAGTTTGATCCATAAAAGATACATAATTATCCCATTCACCTAAATTCATTCCATCACCATTGTTGCCTTTTGTTGTTCCAATACCCACAAATGTTAATTCAGGAAAGTCTTTAAAAAGCCTAGGATAAATTTCTAACGGAATTTGTTTACCTTGGTTATTGGGCCACGGATCTCGCAAAATAGTTGGTTGAATAATTACAGGATTTTTAATTAATTCTAATTTATTATATGCCCATGTATTTTCGTCGTTTGTTAAATGAACATTTATATCATGTGGTTTACAATCGGTAATTCCCATTAAGTCGGCGGCAAAATCTATTCTATGAATGGGTTTTGCATAAAACATTTCTTGATCGTATGGAAAGGGATTATAAACAACAACTTTTTTATATACCCGCAAGTCACTTAAATTGGTTGTCCAATATTTCCATGTATAAACATTATTAATATAAGGATTATGTTGTATTATTTCTTCTGTCCATTCGCCTATATCTGAATTATCAGCATTCCGCAATGCAATATCTACTTGGTATATTTCAGATAAGTTACGTATTATCGGTAGACACATTAATACATCACCAATACCACCATATATTTTAAGTAATATCCTATTAGCAATTAAATCAGCAGTATTAAGTTGATCACATTCTATATTTGTAGTAAAATGATTAGCATGTTTAAGTTGTTCTTCTTGCTTCATTCCATGCCTTTTAACATTTTTCGTAATTTATCTGTATGATCTACTTGGTCGTCAACTACCTGGTTATCGGCTAACCCTGATTTTACCTTTGAAAGAGTTGATTTCTTTTTAAGTTTAGCATATATATCTTCAACTGGACTATCTTCCTCTCCCTCTGGTAGATCAGATATTCGTAATGTGTTGCCATCAAATTCTAAATCTATTTTTTGTCCTACTCCACTACTGGACCGTGTTTTCATAAATTGTATTTGTATTCGTCCTCGTTCTCGCATTGCTCGTGAACTGAATATACCAATTACATTATCTGCTGTTTGTATTTTACTAAGTCCGCCTGCAATATGACTATGGTCGAATTCAATTTCGTCTACTGCACCTCTATTTAATTGTGATGCTGTTGCAAATAAAATATCCAATTCTACTGCTAAATTTCTAAGTTCTTCACTAACAAATTTATCTTTAATAAACAAATCACTTGGTAGTACTTTTTGTTGAACGGGCATCATTAAATCTAAATAATCGATTAATATACAATCTGGTCGTATGCCTGTTTGTACTGTATATTCTTTTAAATATGCTCGTATATCATTTACTGTACAACCACTTACTAATTGTGCTATTTGAATAGCTCCTGCTTTTTTCTTTTGCATTTTAATACGCAAATCTACATCGTCTAAATTTCTATATAATTCCTTAGTTGAATAGCCTGTATTCATTGCATCCATACGCATAGCAGTTAACTGCTCACTTAATTCTAAACTAATATACACAACATTTAACTTCATTAGTGACCAGTTTATCGCTAGATTTTGCAGAAATATACTCTTACCTGCACCGCTACCTCCCGCAAATATATTAAGTTCTCCCTTATTAAATCCACCAAACAGTTTTGAATCCATTGTTTCCCAACCAGTGCTTGTTCCTCCATTTAATGTTTTTAAATTACGCAATCTATCTGCTGGATCTACATAATAATCTGTACCTAAATTTTTTGCCAAACTAACTTGAACTGCATCCTTGATCATTTTTTCAACGGCACCAAATTGATTTTCTTCTAATAAATCTGTTGAACTAAGAATTGCATTTGCTAATGCCTTGTGCTTACAAAATTGTTCAAAGTCATCCAAAAACCAATCTTGATGTCGTTCATCAACATCCTTAACCAGTGTAAATTTTACACCAGTTTGTGCTTCAATTTGGTCTGGAGTAGGTAATACAGAATATCCGGTTGCGTGTTCTTGTATAAATCTTACACTTTTTCTAAATTTTCTATCAAAATATTCCGCATCTACAATTGCTTGGCATCGTGCATATAATTCAGGATCCGATAATAAAAACTCTACATAAAGTTTTTGCATATCTTCGGTGTATTCTTTTATTTCTTCAGCCATTTTTTAGTATATTCATAAGTGTATCGTTTGAACAAATATAGTCGTCAAATACTGTTTTATGACCGGCCTCATTTAACCAGTCTGTTTCGTTGTTTATTTTATCTCTATGTGTCATTATCATCCAATCCATTACACTAAATGGATGTATACGTTTATCTGTGTTTAATCTTTCTAATTTTGCATAATTTAATCCAATAGTATCTTTTCTATTTTTCCGTCTAAAATCTGAAATACGATTTCCAGATGAATGTGGGTCTTCCATATAATCAAAATCTTCTACTCTACCTAACGGCGGAAACCAATGAAAATACCAAACATTATGTGTTTGGCTTAGTAAATTTAATAAATTCATTGTTGCAAAAATTTCTTCTTGCTTTAATTGTGAACCTAAATGATCATGTAACATGACCTTACCTAATTCTCCATAAATTGCTCTCATCCTATGAGCATCATCTAATCCGTCAACAAGGCTTGCATCTTCTATATTATCTATACAACTAGTAAAAACCGACTCAAATAATCCTGAAGTATCAACAATAAAATCTGCATCTGTTTGTGAAATCCATCTAGGTGTTGATGCATCGCCTTCGAGTCCACCCACAGTAAATGGTGTTTTATTAATAGTATAATTAGGATGATATGGCATTACAGCAGACGGATACCGTTTACCTATATGACTACGCGGATCTATTACATTATATGTAAGGTTATGTCTTGGTTTATGTTGAAAATAATCATAATCAATAATACCAAATGATGACATATACCATGATGTAGTTTGAACAATATATAAATCTTTTGGCTTTTGTTGAATAGATGTTACTAATTGATTTACAATTTCTTGATTGCTACAACATGGCGTAACTTCAAAATTTACATGTTCGACTTTTTCTGCTAACAGATGTTCCCATCCTATAGGATCGACATCATTGCCTGTTATTTTATCTTCTCCCTTCATGTCTGTTTTATCCCAGATAGCCTTTATAGCTCCCATACCAGTCATAAAGGAATTATAATCTCCAAATATTCCTACTTCCATAATTGACTCTTCACTTTTATTTTTGTTTTGTTGGTTTCAACAAAGGCTAAGATACTTTTAAGAGCAAACGGCCGACCATATTTATTTACTGCTTCGGCACAATCTTTAACATCCCCCCATGGTGGAAAACTTACATGCCAATTATAATATGTTGCCTGTTGTACCACATCAATACCTGCTTTATCTTGATCAGGTACAAATATAACTTCTTTGCCTAATTGATTAATAATCTGAGCTTGTTGATAATTTATATTACTACCACCTATTGCTACTCCGTCTATTGCAACTGCATCAAACGGGCCTTCTGTAACTAATACATATTTTCTTTCTTTTGTTTGTGCATCTAAATTGAATACAAAATCTCTAGGTTGTTGTTGGTAGTACTTAGGATATTTATGTTGTTCTTCACCTACCCATCTTGCTGTAAAACCTACTATCTTGCTTTTGTACTTATATGGCAATATAATTCTATGTTGCATTTGACCAATTACTGCATTACTATAATACCAATCACCTAAATCTAATAAGCCTCTATAACTAATATATTCCAATGCTTTATTATACAAAGGATTAAATTCCCATTGATCTAATGGTTTTGAACCACTTGGTAATTTATATTCTGGCCAATTTATTTTATATTCCGGTATTTCTTCTTTAGTTGGTTGTACTAAATCCGCTTCTCGCATTGTTTCCAATGTAAGTCGTTGAATATCAGATCTAGGTAGTCCTAAATATTTTAATAATTTTTTAAATTTATCGGAAAATCTATCAGGATGTTTCCAGCCGGTTTTATAATTACAATTAAAACAATGATAAACGACACCTTCGTCAGGAGTGAACATGAACCCTCCTCTGTGTCGTCTGTCGGGTCTAGCCTGTCCAAAATGTATACAACAAGGACAATTTATCGTTAACCAACCAGATGGGGTTTGCTTTGCATCTATAGGTAGATTTGCTTTAACAACATCTAGAACTATACTCATACATATAGTTTAACTTCTATAAAGAATTTTGTCAACCGTTCCTGCATTTTCTGCGTCTGGATCATGTGCAAATCGAATCCAATTCAAATTTGCAGTAAAATTAACAGGGTCCGGAGATGATACACTTGTGTATACTTTATGCTCAGTGCCACTACCTATTGTAATAGGAAACCATCCTGCGGCTGTTTGTTCAATGGATCCTTCTACATAAAGATTACCAGTATAATTTGTAAAATATGCAACAACAGTATGATTTCCAGTAGTATCTGGTGCAATAGACGAAACCTCTACTGCTGAACTATATTCCTTACCTCCGGTTCCACCATCGGTTGAAAATGTTACAGAAGCAGAATCTACTAATTTTGGCATAGGTCCATCTTTAACTTCTATTGTTACTTTTGCATTATCTGCCCTATCTGTATAAAGCGATAATGTTTCTCCGTCTACATTTGTAAATGTTAACGACAAATCATAAAATCCTGATTCAATACTTGTTAAATCTTTATTTAAAATTTTAAGTTTTGCCTGTCCAGTGGTATTATCTATCTCTTCTACTAACCTAGAAAATATCAAATTACTGGTTGTGTGATTTACTAAATATGCTGTAAGTGTACCAGACGTTAAACTAACAGCCTTTCGATCTTTGTCTTTGATATAGAAGTTTAAGACGCTGTCGACGCCTTTATATATTTTAATAATTTTATTATTCATAGGAGGATTCACCGTTTTGTTAATATCATCTGCCAACATCAAATGGATGTCAGTCTCATACTTAAATAGTGTTAGCGTTTCTGCCATGCGTTTATCTCACTTAAATATATTTATCGTAAATTAATTATGGAATTAGAAACAGAAATTAAAGAATTCTTAGATAAGTTTCCTTTTCTCAGTCTATGTAGATATGGAACAAACGAGTACATTGGAATAGTACAAAATGTCAGCAACAATATAGCCTCTGTATATGTGTATAATAAATTAAAAGAAAAAGATGATAAAAAATTATTCTTAGACTTAGGCGAAGAATGGTGGTGGGAATCGAACAGAACAATTCCTATTAATATTATATTAGGTAATCGATGGGTGCCATTTAAATCTATTTTATCTACATTTACAATTAAAGATTTTGAAATACTATACGGACCAACTATTTCATTACAAGATGTAATGCAAAAACGAGTTAAGCGTCGACAGATTCAACTAATTCGCAAAGCGAATTAAGTTGTACTATAATTGCATATGCATAACTTATAGCATGAGACTTTTTAAAGTAATATGAATTATCATTCGGTTTTAACCATACTTGCTTTTCTATTGTTAACCATTGTTGTCCTAACAAGTTACGTTTTGCTGGCCTTATAATAGCAAGTACCATAGCAAGTTGATCTATAGATCTAGGTTGCATTTGTGCAACTATATCATAATGGTCGTGTATATGAAATAACTGCTGTACTATTTCTTTATGTACTAACAAATCCCAATCAGGCACTCGCTTTAATAATGTATTTAAATGTGCTTCGTTTTTGACATGTTCATAAATGTTTACATTAAGCAGATCTATTTTAAAATAGCCCAAATCTTCTGCTTCTTTATAACTTATAGTACTTAAATTCGTACTTGGATCGTGTGGTATGTTGTGGAAATAGACACCAGTATTGTGTTTTTTTACTGTATTTGTTATAATGCTTGCGGATATATGTTGTAACTTAGACAACACATCTTCTCTATTTTTTAAGTCAATATCAATATCAGTCATATTTTACATGTATTGTCTATTATTTCTAATTCATTTAAAGAAGCAGGATACTTCTTTAGTTTATGTTTCCATGTATTAACATTAATATGATTAACAACAAGTTCTAACTCTCTTTCATTTAATTTATCAACCATGCGCTGACCAGCATTAGTACCATAAATAATCCAAGGGCTAATACGTCCGGTGATGATAAAATGAGTTGCCATACTCGGGGATACTTTATCAAAAAATTCTGTCCAATGTTTATTATTTTCATTGCTCCATTCCTCTGCTAATATTATTACAGATTCAACTGCTCGTTTGGGATCCTCTTTTAATGAATATAATTTTATAAATTCTTCTAATACAAAGCTCTTTGTCCAATCTTTTATTTTAACACCTTGTTGCATAACAAATTTTATGAACTCGTGTTGCTGATCTTTTGGTAATTTAAGCTCTACAAGGTACTTTCCAAATATATAAAATCCGTTGTATTCTGGAGAATTAATAAATTTTTCTAATGGGGGGCTTCCTCCATAAATATTGCCAGGCATACATGTTTTATGAAATACACAAAATGCTTCAAATGCTATTCTACTAGGTAACTCATTTTTTGCATTAAAGCGATGTTTTTGTTGGCACATATGAACGGCAAGAGTGCGTTCACGTTTAAATGACTTTTTACAAAATTTACACTTAAAAGATTCGTTCAATTTCTTTATCTGTAAGTCCTTGTTGAGTAGCATAGTCTTTGAGTTCATCTATTGTATTTAATTCTATAAGGGTATCTAATTCACTATCTTTTAAATTAAGAAATGCTTTTGCTAGCCAAGTTTTTATTTTAGGTTTTTCTTTGCGTTTACCTGGTTTAATCCAAGGATGAAATTGTTTCTTACCTATACCACATAACGATATTAATAACCATTGTAATTCTTTATGTTTTGTTAAATCATTAAAATTAACATTTACAAGATCATTAACCATTTCTAAATAATGATCTCTAAATATAGGACCGTCAACACTAGAAGCATATCGCATATAAAGCCATATACTAAACTTTTTTTGTTGTTCGGTATCTATACTATTATAAAATGTTTTGTTTCGTTTGTCAATTGCTAAACAAACATCTTTAAGGGAAACACTAGACATCTAAATCCATATTTGATCTATACTTAATACTTCTGGTACTTTATTTGTTTCTTTTAAAAAGTATGCACATGTTGGTTTCGATTTCTCTTCTAATGGTATTGTTAAAATATGTCCTGGCTTTAATTTAGGAAAAAACCATTTAGTTTCAGAAAATATATTTTCTATTGTAATTGGTAAAAATTCAGGCATAATATCACTAAGCGGATTCAAACAAAATGCTTTAAAGTTTCTATCATTTAATGTCATTAATGACATTACTTCGGCATCGCCTACATCGGGTTCACTAATAACTAAACTCCAATCCAACGGAATATTAATTTTATGTGGACCAATCCGACATACAGCGGCTGGTGCATTAAATGATTCCAAAAATACCAAAGGCACAAAAATATAATCTGCATCATTTGGATCAGTATAATCTAACACAGAATAACGTATATCATCTATTTCGTCGGGTACTGTATCTAATTCATAAGGTAGGTTATCTAATGTTAATATTTTCATATTGTTACTTTCTGAATTGTAAATGGATACTTAGCGTCAGCATAAAACTTTTTACGCTTAGTTAAATGTCGTTTGCTAAACTTTGCAGAAGATGTTATATCCCAAACATTAACAAAGTCTTTGTCTTGGGCTTTTCTTATGCCTCTACCGATTGATTGAATAACTCTAATAAAACTTTTTCCTGGTTCTACGAGAACCAAATTAAATATCCTAGGAATATTGATACCAATACTAGCAACCCCGTAAGTAGC